GAAAGCAGACGCGGTCCATCTGCTCCAGCGCATCGGCGTCGTCCTTGGTGGCCCGGCGGATCATGCTGCCACCTTGGCGTCGAACATTCCGGGATTAACGGTGTGCCGCTCCACCTCGCCGTGTTCGCCGTGGAAGACGACGGCCTTCATGGAGCGATTGCTGCGATAGCCCGCGCCCGCCGCGTAGGCATCGAGAGGAGGCAGCACTTCCAGGGTCTCGACCTTGCAGCCGGGGAAGGATTTTAGGCTTTCGTGGTGAACGTGCCCGGTGAACCAGACGCGGTGCGCCGTGCGGCCCCACGCTTCCGGCCGGTCGTGCGCCATGATGCCGGGCAGCTTCTCGCCCTTGATCTTGTCGCCGTGGTGCGTGCCAATTAAGACCTTACGCCACTCAAAATAATGGCAACCCATCGGGGACTTATCGACCGTCACACGGGGCTCGTTCTCGTACAGACACGCCAGCAGGATACGCATGAAGGCGGCGGTGGCTGGGTCGTGGTTGCCGCCCTCGAAAATCACGTTGACGTGGCGGTGCCGTTCCAGCGCGGCCATGATGACATGACGCACGATCCGCACGCCCGTCTCGACCATCTTGGGAAAGCGTCCGTCCGCGTCCAACAAGTTCTTGTGCGCCGGGGTGACGGCCGCATAGGAGTCGTAATGGTGAAAATCGCCCAAAAATGCGACCAAGGCTTGCTCACACGGCGGGCAGGTGTCGATCAGCCGCCGTGAGGCGTCGCGCAGTACCCGCTCCGCTTCCTTCAGGTCGTAGTTGGCGCCGCCGGTTTCCTGATCCCACGCGAGCATGCCGACGTGGTGATCGCCCACCGGGTAGACCGCGAGCAAATCCATGTGAGAGAAGCCCTTGGGCTTGGCTATCGGCTTGGCGGGCTTGATGTCATCGGCCAGTTTCTCAGCGAAGGCGATCCACAGGGCCTCGCGCTGCGCGTCGTCCGGTTTCTCAGAGATCCACTGGGCGGCGACGTTGCCCTGCTGATCGAGGAAGGTCGAAACCTTCGTGACCTTTTTTGGATCGGGCAATTGAAATGTATCGGCGGCGTCGCGGCCGGCGAGCTTGGTCTTGTCCCACCTCGCGACCTCCTCCCCCGCCATGTTGCGGAGGATGGACTGCCCCTTCATCATCAATCTCGGCGGCAGCGTTGAGTTGAAGCCCCGCCTCTTTGCCTCGATTGCGCGGGCCTCAAATGTTGATCGATTGACGTTCAGCGCGCGGGCCGCAGCCGCCACGCTGCCATGAGTCACGATGGCGTCAACCGCCTCCTGGCACTTCTCGTCGGATAGCGGGGCCTGCGCCATTACTTGCCGCCCTTCACGAAGGCAGCGAGGGCGCCGTGCTTGGCTTCACAGTTCAGGTATTTTTGCACGGCGTCGAGATACCCCAGCGCCACGTCGGTATCTGTCGCGCTATTTGGCGGGGGCTTCGGTCGGTCGCACGGCAGCAGCAGGCTCGCGTCCGGTTGGCGGTCGATCAGGAGCGGCGAGAAGGAGCTGCTGCACGCCTGCAACGGCGGCAGCAATAGCAGGGCCACAAGTGACCGTGACAGGAACATGGATTATCCTTTCGCGCACGGGGGCGACGGTGGCGTCGATCTGCTGAACCCGGCCTTGCAGGGTGGCGATCAACAGTTCGGAAAGTTTCGCGTCCTTCTCTTTTTGGGCGATGACCGCCTTTGCGTTGGAAAGGGCCAGTTCCGCTTTGCCGAGGTCTTCGTGAGCCTGGAGAAGCAGCCAGCCCAGCACGCCGGCAATCGCTGCCAGAACGCCCGCACCTATGGCGAGGTACTTGGTCATGGGTACTGCGCCACGAAGTGCCGACCGGCGAATTGCTCACGTTCGCCATTGCGACGACGGGTGATTTCCGGCGGGATATGCCAGCGGTCGAACTGAAGGGCCGCCTCTTCAAAGCGCATGGCGTTAATGCGCTTTAGCAGCGTTGAAGATTTGAACGCGCCGACGCCGACATTGAAGGCGAAGCTGACAAGCGCATCGAACTGGTGCTGCTCAAGCCCCACCGTCACGTTGTCGTTGATGGCATCCTCGAAGCGGTCAAGGTTGCGCCGAAGGTCATCGTCGGCCTTCTCCTGGGTGATTGGAGGCCCATTGGGGATGACGCCGACCGTGTTTCCTACGCCGTCGGTCCAGACTCCAACGCTGTCACGATAAGGCCGCAAGACACAACCTTCGCGTTCACGAATAAGCGCGATGCCTTGTGCGCTAGTCCTCATATTGATTGTTCTGCGTATGGGGCCGCCTGCTTGAAGGGCATCGAGCCATTCAGATCGCCAATGACTACGGCGTCTCCGACGCCCTGATCTACAAAATCGGGAGAGGCCGGAAGCGCGCATTCGTGTAAATCATCGTTCCGCTTGCCCTCGCGGGCGATCAGGAGGTCAAGGCCTTGCTGGTTTGTTTTCATCTCGCCCTCGCCGATCGTTCACCGCCGCCCAAATCAGCACGGTCACAAGCGCCGGAATTAATATCCAGCGCGACGCAGGCCATCCAGGCGGCGCGTATTTCCAGGCGTCGATCGCTTCCCACGTCAGCGCGCCAGCCAGCGCGGTGTAGGTCCACCACAAAAGCGCACAGGCGCAGCGGTGACGGCCGCGTTGCAAAGCGAATATTGCGAAAATGCCGGCGAGGCATATTGCGATGTAGGCGAGCTGGATCAACCACACCGCGATCACCGCGGCGGCCCGCGCCATAGCGACCACAACCAGGCAAACGCGGCCTGCGGGTCAGTGCGCCACTTCTCGCCAAACGTGCCCAAGCCGGCCAGGATGTTGGCTCCAAGAAACGCGATCACCAGCGCCAGGATTCGCTCCTGCTTGTGTGTGGCTCCCAGCCATTCAGTGACGCCGGGCGTCGCAAAAAAGCTCAGGCCCCAGGACGAGATCACGGCGATAGCGCGCGTCAACGGCGTCGAATCGACAAGCGTCCGCAACGTCAGCAGCGAGCCCACGGCAGCAGCAGCCATCGTCCAGAACGAGACGCCGGAGCCCGGCAGCGGATCGTTTAGGTCGGCCATCGACCTACTCCCAGCCGATTGATGCGTCGATGGCCTCGACATCGGGCGCGGTGCGCGCAGCCGTTATCGCATTCTTGAGGTCGCGCGCGTTGAGCGTGAGCGCGGTGACGCGGTTTTGCGCGGCCACCGCGAACGCCCAAAACTCCGCCGCGGTGAAGGTCGGGCGCGAATTGTCGGCGGCAATCCAGCCGAAGCCTTGCGGCCAAACCTCGGCATTGTCGAGACAGGCCCGCGCGAGAAGCGCCCGCGCGGCGATGCGCTGTTGGCTTGCCGCGTCGATCTGGTAGAGCGCGCCGCCGTGCACCAGGCCGGCGCCGATGGCGGAGGCATAGGCCGCCGCGATGGCGCCGGCCTTGGCTATCTTGGCGCGGGCGAGGTTGATGGCCGCAAGCTCAAGCTCGGTCGCGGCGCGGTCGCCCGGCCGGCAGTCGCCCAAATAGAAGGTGCTTCCGTCAAAGGTCCACATGGTCAACCCCATCCGCGATCAAAAGTGACTCTATGTTTCCAGTTTGCGGGCGTTATGCCGGTGGCGGCGCCATTGTCCGGCCTTTGAACAACCCACGCCGAACTCGCAGAGCCCATCCCACCGTAGCCTCCCGACTTTCTGTTTGCCCAAACGCTAACGGGCCATTCTTGGGGAGCAGTGTTGTTGCCGGCGATGCCAAGCAGGACGCGATCCCCGACCGCGTAGCCGTATTCGGTCGTTGTGTTCTCGATAATTAACGTGCCACGATCCGGCACCACGCCGATATTGTGATTTCGTGAAATCACCGCACCGCTCGCCGGCAATGTCGCGGTCCAGCCGGAATCGTACCGCCCATTGTAGGCGTAGGCCGTCACGGCGGTGACGTTGCCGCCCGAGGTCACGGCCTCACCGACAAAGACGAGATAGACCGCCGGCGCGGTCGATCCGTTGCCGAGGTAACCTTTCATTTCGCCGATATTGAACGTGTATTGGCCCGAGGTAGTCGCCGGCGTGCCGCTCTCCTGATAGATCGGCGCCAGGGTGGTAAAGCCGCCGGTGAGCACGCCATCGACGCCGACCGTGACGTATAGATAGTTGGTCGTCGTGTTAGTAAGCGTCCCGAAGCTCACGTTTGCGGTCGATAAGCCCCACCGCTCGAAGTCGCCTTGCGCGGCGCGCACGTCTTCGGCGGTGCGGATTTGCGTTTGGTTCATGTTGGCTTGAACGGCGGTTATCTTTTCCGTGAGTACGTTTTCGACGCGGACGGCCACCCGGTTGGCCTCGCCTTCAACTCGCACAAGGTCGCGCGCCGTTTGCGACACTCGAGCATCCAAGGTCACCCACGCGGCAATCGTTGAAACGAGAAACATGCCGGCGGTGAGCACATGCCCGAGGTTGATGGTCGGGTCGAATTTTACGCGGCGCGGGGCGCCATTGCTGTTGTCGTTCCCTTGCTCGCTCACTAGTCGAGACTCCCGGCGAGGCGAAACAGGTCGTCAAGGTCCGACTCCGACCACGGCGGGTCGACCGACGCGCCCACCGCGGCAATCATCGGATCGTCACGTCGGAACGCAGCCGCGCGCGCCCACAACTTCTGCATCAGCAAGTCGTTAGATGCGGCAACGATCTGGTCGACTTGCGCCAGAAGGCCGAGCGCGTTGAGGGCGCGCATCATCGCGCCGGCCCACACCTCGGCCGGCACATCAGCGCGAGCGATAGCGGCGTCGACCTCCTCTTGCGTTGGCGGCACGAAGCCCGGCGGCGGATTGTCCCAGCGGATGCCGGCGAGCGTGCCGTTGAGGTTGGCGAAATCGACACCGGGCCGCAGGGCGGCAATGGCCTTTATCATGTTGGACATTAGAACCGCCCTCCATAGCTCATGCCGCATTGCTCTTGGATGCCGCTACCACCGTCGCCTTCCCAAACGGAAGTGCCCACCGCCCCGGCGTACTCGAGGGCTTGCAAATAATGAAACCCGAGGAGTTGCGCCGAGTGATCGCCCGATGCGGTTTTCCGAGAATTGGTTTGCGTGGATACATCGAGACGCCGACCAGAAAACGCCGTGGTGCTATCCAAACCGACGCCGGCGGTCACATCGTTGGAACTCGATGAGTTGTAGACTGCGACCTGATAGTTGGCCCCAAAGAAATCTTCCTGCAAGCCCTGCACAAATGAAACGCGCATCGTGCTGGAATTGTTGGCCGGGCGGACTGTGGCGGTCGTGTAGCTCCAATTATCGGCGGTGTCGCCAATAAAGCCTGCAAAGGGAAGGCGATTGTAGGCGTTCCAGACATTCAACAGCGCGGCCGTGCCGCCCGCAGCAACGCCGCCCGGCTGCCAGTTGATCTGGCTTGAGCCATCCGAGCGCACCGTTCCAACATAGGTGCCCAAGCCTGCGCCCGGTCCATTCGTGATGGCGACCGTATTCGTCCAAATGCCGCCCACTCGGCTGATTTGCGTCGTGCCGGCGCCGGTGCCGCGCGCGGTGTCGCTCGTCCATGCCGGGCCGCGCGTGAGTCGGATCGTGCCCGCGTCATTCCACACGAACAGGTCATAATTGCTGTTGGTGGTGACGGCCGCAGGCCCCGCCTTGCCCGTCGAGCTCGCCGTGGTGTCGTTGGTGAGCTCGGCGAAAGCCTGCGGGTGAAAGCGACCCGTTGCCGAGTTGTAGAGGGGAATGATGCTCCCGCAATACGGCGTGTAATAGATCGTTGTCGCCGCGAGCACCGCCGCCGTGAGCACCGGGGTGGCGGTTGTCAGCGTCAAGCGGCCTTGCGGGGTGGGCGGATATAGGCCGAGGTTTAGGTGCAACGTAGTGTCGAGATAGCCCAACAAAATGTCGGACGTACCATCGAAGAATTGCCGCGTGACTATCGCGCTGCTCGGCGTGTCGGAGTCAACCCACGGACCATATTGCAGCCACGCCGGGCGCGCGGTTGCCTTGCCGCCCAAGATAAGATGCTTCATGGCCGCCGACACCGGCGCCGAGAAGATATAGATGGGCGCGTCTGCGACCGCCCACGAAATCAGCGAGCCGGTTGAGGAGTCGATGAGCGTGCGCGAGAGCGTATCGGGCGAGCCATAGGTGAGCGTGCCATAGCCGATTTCCCACGAAGTGCCATCACCGTTCTCGGCGCAATAGAACACCACCGAGCCATCGGCGAATTCCGAGCGCCACGTTTGAAACGCGCCCACCGAGGTGCCCAGAGAGAATGAGCCGGTGCCCGTTATCGAGCTCGACTCCATGCACTTTTCACCAAACATGCGGCGCGCTCCTAGATGACTTCGCGGAGGTTGAGGGTGGTGCTCCACATTTCGCCATTGCTGGTGAACTGCGGCACGATGGTGTGAGCCTGCGATGAGGTGAAAACGCCCTGCATCGAATGGCGGTGGAAGTGAGTCGTTGCGGCCGGGTCGAGAAGGCAGGCCACATCGCCGTGCATCCCGCGGAGCCGCTGAATGTCGGCGATGCCCGCGAGCACCTCGGTTTTGTCGGCGGCGCTTATCTGCAATCCGAAGAGGCGGGGCGCGCTGCGAGCCAGGCGGTCGGTGAAGGTTTGGCCGTACTCGGTGGCAATCTGCGCGTCGCGCTGGTCGAAGCCGAGCGGCGTGCCGCCGAGGTCGAAGTTGATGGTGGGTTGCCAGTAGGCGCCGAGCATCACCCGGCCCGCCTCGAGATAGGCCGCGGTATTGGTGGCGTCCGCGATATCAAGCCGCCAGTAGCGAAGCGCGCCGCCGCTCGCCCAAGAGAGCCAAGAGAAGTATTGCGGCCAATAAAGATCGGAGGGCTTGCCGGTCGCCGGCCACGCCGACACCGCCGTGGTGTCGACCGTGGGCGAGGTGGTCACGTCCGAAGTTGCCTTGCCGCGCACCCGGATCGTGGCGGAAGCGGTGAGGTTGTGGCCGATGAGCGCCAGGCCGGTGCACGCCACGCCGCCCGAGCCCATGTCGAAGGTGATGTATTCCGCCGTGATGCCGCTCGAGCGCCACTTCTTCTTCGGCTGCATGTTTTGCAGATTGGCGACCGGCAGCGTGGACACCGCCGAAGAGGCGCCGAGCGTCGCCGCGTCTGAAAGGTGTGGCGAGAGGATGACGACATTGCCCATTGCCTAGCCCCACAACCGAAGCACCGGGCGGCCGTTGCCGTTCACCGCGATGCCCGAGCAAAAGAAATTCCGCGATGAGCCGAGGCCGAGGCGGTTGGAATTGGCGACCGTGATGATGCGCGCCGCCACGTCCGCGAACGGGTCGATGGTGGCCTCGATTTCAAAGGCTTCGCGAATGTTGCGAAATAGCCGTTGCTGCCGGTCGCCCTCGAGTTGCGCCGCGGCCTCGGTCGAAAAGCCGCCTTGCACCGTGATGATAGGGGCCGAGGGATAGGCCGCGCCCACCCAAAGGTCGGCGGTCGATGTATAGCGGCCGTCCGCCCGATATATGAGCGCGTCGGCCTGGGTGACGGCGCCGGCGATTTGGTTGGTATCCATCGGCGTGTAGTTGCGCGCCCACCCCATGAGCGTGGAGCGCCGCCGGGCGGGATAGTCGACCATGGCCGGCGGCCCCACGCGCACTTCGCCATCGTTGGCGTCGGTCGGGTACGAAAGGGAAAACATCGGCGTGGATATGCTCGGGTCTTCAAGCTGGCCGTAGGCGAGCCGGCCATTGAGCCGAACGCAAAACCAACCGAGGCAACCCGCCATCACTTCGGCGAGCGCTTCGGCCTTCGTAATTTCACGGTCCCAAAAATAGCCGAGCGTCGCCGTTTGCCGCAGGTCGAGGGTTTGGTGCGAGGTGAGGTCGATGCCATCCGGGTCGGCGATGCGGATATTGCCGCGCCCGGTGGCGATGCGCCTGGCGATGGCGGCGCGCGTCACCGGATAGGTGATGCCGTTGATGGTGTCATTGTCGCCGCGCACGTCCGCGGTGATGAGGTAGGTGGGCGCCGCCCCGAGCTTGAAGAGGCCGAGCGCCCGGCATGTCGCATAGTGGCCCGATGCCGGCGTGACGGCGGCAAGCAAGGCATAGGTCGCATAGTCGGCGTCAGCGGTAAGCGGCACGCCGCCATCGCGCACCGCGTCGATGGCCAGCACCGAGGAGCATGACACCTGATAGATGAGGCCGGTGGCGTTGATCTGCACCGGCGTGATGTTGAACACCGGCCCCACGCAATAGGGCTTGATCCGGCCCTTGAGCGTGGCGTCGCCGTCCGCGTTGCCGGCTCCGGTGTAGCGCTGGCCGTGGAGCTCGGCGACATTCAACCGCCAAGCCAAATCGCGGAGCCGAATTTCTTTCTTGCGCGTGTTGTAGACAAAGCCGGCGGTAGAGAGATTGGCCACCACCTCATAGGTCGAAAAAAGCGCATCGGGATCGCCGCGGAGGAGTTGCAGCGGGGCGCCGTCCCAACCGAGGGTGCGGAGGGCGTCAAGCTCGCCATCCGGGTCAGTGAGCTCGAGCACGCCGATGGTGGCCGACCCACCGCCGAGCGGGTTGCCGCCGGTGAAGAGCGTGATTTCATAATTGAAGGCGCCCGAGAGCTTGCCCGGCACCCACGTGCTCGCCGGCGTATCGGTCGGCAGCGTCGAGCGCGCCGCGTTGCCGGTGGCCGCCGGGTAAATGGTCGCGGTCTTGCCCTGCGAAGTCAGATAGCGAGGCGAGCGCCGGTCGATGCAGCCGAAGGCCAGCGGTGGCGCCGGGAGGTCAACCGTGAGGGCGGAATCGAATGGCGTGATGGCCAGGAGGTAGGCTTTGCCCTCATGGCTGCCGAGGTTGAGCGGGTCGACGCCGGTATAGAGCAGGAACGACCGCGCGACGTCGCGCGCAATGGTGCCGAACGGCGCCGGCGGTGCGGCCCGAAGGTAAACACGATCACCCACGGCGCTACCTTTGCGCCATGCGTTGCATTTGGGCGGTCAAGACCGAGAGTTGCTCGCGTAGCTGCGCGTTTGCGCTCATCGACTCGGCGAACATCGAGCGGAGCTCGGCATTGCTCTGCAAGACCGCGTTGGTGGCTTCGTTGTTATTGGCCGCCGTCCCGCCGCCGTTGCCGCCGAGGACGCCAACTTGTGCCTCGAGGTCGCGCCGGATTTGCTCGACAATCGCGGCATACTCCGCCGAGCTCGCGAAGTAGGAGCGCGCCGAGGTCGCATAGGACTCGGCCGAGCCGGCGAGGCCGTTGATGGCATCGGCATTGCCCGCGCGGGCTTGAGCCAGCGTTGCGCTATAGTTGGCGCGCGTGCCCGATAGCGAGGTGTCGGGCGAGGCGTTGGCGAGGTCGCCGTAGGTGAGCCGCTTGATGAGGTTTTGCAGCGACGTAACCGAGGCCGAGTAGGCTTGCTCTTTTAGGTCCGCCTCTTTCTTCGTCCAATACTCGGCGATGCGCGCCATGTCGACATAGACGCTCTTTACGTTGTCGCGGATATATTCGGCGCTCGCGAGCGAGTCCGCGCGCTGATCCTCGAGCGCGCGCATTTGCACCGCCATCGGGTCGAGCATCGAGTCGATGAAATCCTCGGCGGCCCGCTTGGTCTGCTTGTCCTTTTCCGCCGTAAAGGCCGAAGCATCAAAGCCGTATCGCGCGGCCGTGTCGAAGAGCGCGGCAAAGCTCGAATTGATTTGCTCAATAGTCGCCTTAAACGATGGCGCCTTATCCTTGATGCTCTTGAGCGCATCATCGAAGTTGCGAACCTCGGCCACTATCTGCTCGAGTTGATCTATCGAGTCGAATATCCGGCCATTCATCGGCTCCAACGCCTGGCGCATATTCGGGCTAAGGTTCACGCCGCCGATGAGCGAGCGATAGGCCGATTGAGCGGTTGCCGTTTCGACTCCGATATCGTGCGCGTTGCTGCCCTGCCCCCATTGCGTCGAGTTACCGGATGGGTCAATCAAATAGGTGGTGGCCTGATTCTCGCGGTAATTCTGCCAAATGGCGTTTCCCCAAATGCCGCCGGGGTTGTTGACGCCGCCCGCCATCGCATAGAGCGCCGCCTGGCGCTCCGCGATGCTGCCATACTGCGACTTGATGGAGGCGCCGCCGTTCTGCGTCGACTCGGTGTTGTTGTATCCGCCGGTGGCCGGATTCCATCCCCATTGCGTGCTTGCGCCAGCGAGCGGCGGAAGCGCGGGCGTCTCACCGCCGCCGAAGAGCATCGGCAGCAACATGCCCGCCATGCCGAGGCCCATGCCGATGGGACCGCCGGCGGCGCCGAGCATCGGGAGCAAGCCAGCGGCCGAGGCCATGCCGATGCCGCCGCCGAGCATACTGAGGCCGCCGCCAATCGTGCCGGCGGTGCTTTTAGAGGTCGCCATGCTGTAGGCGCCCATGCCGATTGACCCGATGCCGGCGAGGGCGCCGCCCCATGTCAGGCCGCCCAGAGCGCCAGGCGTTCCGCTCGAAATTAGCTGGCCGATGCTGTCGTAAGAGCCCGCGCCGCCATAGCTCATCGGCGTGATGGGATTACTCAAGAAGTCGAACATGCCCCCGCCGCCACCGCCCATCATCGGGAAGCTCGAGCCGCCCATGCCGCCGCCATAGCCAAGGCTCGAGGCGGTCGACGGGCTCACCAGGCCGATGCCCTGCAAGCCGCCCATGAGGCTGCCGAGCATGGGCCGGATGACCGCGAGCGCCGCAAATTCGGCGATCATGCGGCGCACCATCTTGGTGGCGAAGTTGCCGAGCTCTTGGAAGGAGAACGCCCCGCGCTCGAGCATCGAGTCGAACATATCCGCGGCGGTCGATTGAATGGAGTTGAGCGCGTTTTTGAGCGGCTCGGTCCACAATTCGTTGGCGCGCTTGAGCTCATCGCCCTGCGCCTTGAGCCGCTCGTTTTGGGCGATGGCCTCGCCGCGGCGGTCGATGGCTTCCTTTTCCTTCGGGTTGGTGGCGTCGAGGCCCTTGCTCTGCACCTCATGCTTGAGCTTGATGAGCGCGAGCTCGCGGGCGCGCGTTTCGACGCTGGCGTTGACGAGGGCGTTCTCTGCCGCGAGCAATTCGTTGGCGCGCTCGAGCTCCTCGGTGCCCAGGTTGAAATCCTTGAGCGACTTGAGGCGCTCGGCCGCCTTCATCTGCTCTTCGATCTTCGCCGTGAGCGCGCCCACCTGGCCGGTGTTCTTGTCGGCCGTGTTGCCGTAGGCGTCTTGCGCGGCCTTGAGCGCCTTGAAGTGAATCTCGAGGTCGGCCACCGCCTTGGCGCCGCGCTCGCTCGCCGTGGCGTAGGCGGTCGCGGCCTCCACCTCTCGCGTGGTGTCGCGCTCGAGCTTGGCGATGCGGTCGGCCTCGGCCTGGCCGGCGCCTTTGATGCCCGAGAGCTTCGCGCCGGGCGCGGTCAGCGGCTCTGTCGGAGCGAAGGTGCCGGAAACAAGAAGCTGCGTGGCATATTGATCTTGCGTGATCTGAACACGGTCGGCGGGATTTTCTACACTACCTGCATTCCGGGTCGCATTTTGCAGCGCTGTGTTCGCGCGCTCCGCCATTGTCTGCGTGCGAGCGTTGTTACGTTCAGTCGCAGCCTTCTTGTTCCAGAAGTCCGCGCGGTCTTGAAGCATCTTTAGATCTTCGCCCGGCAACACGCCTTGCTCAGACTGATCGCGCATCGCGCCTAGCGCCTTGAGATTAGCGATAATCTTTCCAAGGATGCTGTTGACGACTTCCATCGCGTCTGTCGCGATGGGTGCGCCGATAGTAGCGATCAACGCACGGAACTTTAGCGCCGAAACTTCCGACTGGTCGGCAAGCTTGTCGAGAGACTTGATGACCTTGTCATCAATCATCGCGCCTGCGGCTGCCGCTTTCGTTGCCATGACATCGGCGCCAGCGGCGATATCCGCCAACATCGGCAACATGCGCGTGCCGGCCTTGCCGAAGAAATCGACCGCCGCCGCCGAGCGCCGCGCCGGGTCTTCAATCTTGATGATGGCCTCGGCCACATCCTGCATCAACGCTTCGGTCGGGCGGAGCTTTCCGGCCACGTCGAGATTTTTGACGCCGAGCTTGTCGAGCGCCTCTACCATATCCTTGGAGCCGTCCGCGGCCTCGCCCATCTTCTGCGAGAACTTGGAATAGGCCGTTTCGAGTTGCTCGAGCTTGACGCCGCTTTGCACGGCCGCGAACTGCGACGCCTGCAAAAACTTGGTGGTGACACCGAGTTGCTCGGCAAGCTCATCGAGGCCCGCCACGGCCTTGAGCGAGTCCTTGCCCATCTGGATGAAGCGCGCGCCGAGCTCGGCCACCATGAGCGCGAGTTGCGCCTTGACCGCGCCGCCAAGCGAGGAGAGGCCACGCTCCATGCGGGCAAGCGTGGTATCCATCGAGGCGGTCGAGCGCTCGAGCTTTTCGAGCGCCTGCGTTGCGGCGGCCGAGCCGTCGACCGCCTTCGATGAGTCGACAATTATGCGGATAATCTTGGTTTCATCGGCCATAGATCACCCGTCATTTTTTCGAGCGCGACCGCGCGGCGGCGGCCTTTGCTTCGTCGGCGGCGCGGCGTACTTCGACCTCAACGTGGAAGTCGTCAATGCGCGCCACCGTGGTGACGAAATCATCGAGGCCCTCGCCTTGATAGCCAAGGCGGGCGCCCTCGCGGCGTATCGCTTCCATCGGCACCGGCCGGGGAAGCGAGAGCCCGCCGCCCATGCCCATCGAAATGGACTCGTGCGGCCGGTCGCGGGAGAGAGTGAGGAAGGCCGACCAGAACGGCGCGGCCTCGGTCGGCAGGCTTGGGCGGGATAGCAGCCGGTCGGTGGCCCACTCCTGGCCTTTTGCCGCGGCGTCGTGCCAGCCTTTGAGCTCGGCGCCGTGCTCGCTATCCCACCGGATTAGTTTTTTGCGGCTTCCACCGTGGCTTCGATGCGGGCGCCGCGGAAATTCTTGGTGTCATAAACCACGTTATCCACGATGGCATAGGCATCATCGGCCTGGCGCAAGAAGGCGGCGCACGCCTCCGGGCTATACGGGACTGTCGCGCCCTTCGCCTTCACGCCGCTCCACCCGATCACGATGCAATCGGCATAGATGCGGGCAAGGTAGGCGCGAATCCGCTCCGCGCTGGCGCGGGCATTGGTGAGCCGGTTGAGCTCGGCGCGGATTTCGTCGCCGCGATTGCGCCACCGCGGGTTGGCGTCGCTGGCCGCCAGCACGGTGAGGGTGATGCCGCCCGGCAAGCCAAGCTCGGTGCCCTTCTCGCCTTCGATTTCGCGGTTGCGCTGCATCGGCTCGATGCCGTCGAATTGATACTCTGCTTTTGACATGGTGCCTCCGGTCGGTGAGGTGAGGCCCCGCCGCCGACCACGGCGGGGCCTCGGTTCGCGGTCCATCGCTGGAGCCGCTAGACGGTCGCTAGACCGCCTTGGCGAGTCCCTTGGCCACCCAATCGTCGCCGGTGTGGCCTTCGGGAATGTCGGCGGCTTCCACAACCATGCCCTTGGTGAAGGCGGCCTTGCGCTCGGGCTTGCCTTCGCCCTGGCTGACATAGACGTGGAAGTTGGCCTCGATGAGATATTTGCCCATGGCTGCGGGCTCCTCTGCAATGGGGTTGAGATTACGCGGCGGCATTAGGCCACCAGGCGAGTGATCTTGATGGCGGCAGTGTCGCTGGCGAAGTAGCGGGCCATGAAGTTGAGCGTGACCATGTGGTCGCCGGTCGCCCCCGGATCGTCGATGTCCGGGTTGAACACGTCACAATTGCCCAGGACGATCGTGTCCTTAAACAGCGTCGTGGCGCCGATGGTGAGCGAGAGCGTCTGCGCCGTCTGCCGCGTCATGAATGTCGAATAGTCGGCTGCGGCAGAGAAGTAGAGCTGGACGGAGCCGCTGACATTGAACAGGCCAAGGCCGATTCCGTACGGCGCATTGCTGCCCCACGAATATTGTTCGCGCAGGTTGTTGGTGATGGTCATGTTGAGGCCCATGACCTTGGGCGAACTCACACCAAACAGGTTGTTGACCACAATGTCGGCCGGGGTCGACGGGTCATAGCCCGGCGTCGGCGCGGCATAGGTCGAGCTGGCGATCGCGGCGGTGGCGGCCGTCTCCGCAAGCGCGCGGATGCCGAAGCTCAACGTGCCGGGCTCGCCGTTGCGAAAGCCGATCGAACACGAATCGACCATGCAGCCGGCCAGACGGCGGTAGGGGTCAGTAGCGCCGCCCTCGTACTTTTCCTCCAGCGTGAAGAACTTCGCCGTGCTGGCGTTCTTCAGGACGTTCGCCGTCCAGGCGCCCATGAGCGTGGACTCCCAGAGCACGTCCGTCGCCGCGTCGCGGGTATAGGGCATCTCGATCGTCTTCGGAAAAGTGAAGAGCCCCGATGTCATGTTAGCGGCCATGCGGTCGCTGCGGCGTTCCGGCGAGCGCGAGGCCGGCCGGCTCGGCGAGCCGCTCACGCGGGTATCGCGGGTGAGCAGGAATGCCGGCGTTGCGGGCGTCGTGCCCTGGGTGACCTCCGCGATGATCGCGGTCTGTTTGTTGGCGCTGTCCATTGCGGTGGCTCCTCTAAATTGGACAAGAAAAAACCGCCGGGAAGGCGGCGGCGGTTCAGGTGCTTGGCTACAAGCACCGGGTCGATGTGTCGGATATCAGCCGACGTTATAGATTTCGTACCCCAGGGCGACGCTCTCGACCCACATGCCGGCCTCGTCGTGGCCGCCGCCCATCGGCGCCACCGCAACGATGCGGATTGAGCGCGAGCCGGCAGCAAAGCGGCGCATACGGAAGGCCGAGCGGATAGCCGCGGCGTAGGTTTCAGCAAGGTCGCGGTTGGTGGTGCCGGTGCGAAGCCGCGTCACCACGTTGACCGTGACTTGCCCTTGCTCGCGGTGAAGGTTGGCGGAGGGAGCGCCAAAGGTATATTGCGCCTCGCTGCCGCCGGGAAACTCAAGCTCGAGATAGCCCGCCGAGGTCGAGGCGACGGCCGCCGCCGGCGGGTTGGGTTGTTCGCTGGTGTTAAGCGTGTCCTTGATAGGCCAGGCAATCGACGCCCCCGTGCGGATGGTTGCGAGCTCGGCGCGGAAGGCGTCGCGGAGAGTGTCACCGGCCATGGTCGCCTCTTAGTTGGCCAAGCCGGTGGGCTTGATGAAGAAGTTGAGCGAGGGGTAAACGTGATCGCGCATGATGCGCTTGCGACTTGCGCCGCCGCCCTGGTAGCCCTTCACCTTGAGGCCGGTGTTGAGCTTCACATACTTGAAGTCGAAAAACATAGAGCGCCCATAGCGGCGCACCAGCAACGGCAGCACCACCCGCTCATAGACGCCGCGCGGCGCCTGGCGGCTCAAGCCCTCCACCGCCGAGGTCTTCACCCGGTTGGCGCCGCGGCCCCTGCTCCGCGCCCTGCGGCCCTCGATTTTCTTGGCGTAGGGTTGCGGGTTGACGATCTGCACCCGGTCGGTTTCCTTCACCGCGGCTAGGGCAGAGCGGAGGTCGCCGGTTATCTCGGCGCCATTCAAGAGCACCGCATGGCTTTGCACGTATCGGCCCGAGCGCAGCGGAGATTTCTGGCGAAGCTGATCGAGCGCCCACAAGACCGCATCGGCCATTTGCGGCCGGCGCGTGAACTCGATTTTACCAAACGGCCGCACCTGCGTGTAATCGCGCCGCGGCACGCCGTCAGTGATAACCACCGGCTTATTGTCGAAGCCACGGCCGACCTCCTCGCGCAAAGCCCTCTCCGCCACCTCGATGGTGTTGGCCTTTACCCACTCGCCGAGGCCCTTGAGCGTGGTCGGCGCCCCGATGTGCTGAACGGTGACACCCACTAGCCAATCACCTCAAGCTCATAGGCGCCGGTTACTCCGCCATCGGCCAGCGGGCGAACATCCACCACGGCGCGGGGAACACCATCGACCGTGAGCGAATCGGTGCTTGAGCTCGGCACCTTCACCGACCACGCCGAGGCCGCGAGCTCGGCCACGCCGATCTTCACGCGGAAGCTCTGTTGCTCGGCGGAGTTGCTCACGGACACGGTAGTGCCCGGCACGCGCTTGCCCTTGAGCGTGATGGTAGTGCCCTCGCCCTCGCGCGCCAGCGTCATGCTCGAGCCACGCGCGGTAATAAAGCGCGCGGCCGTCTGTTGAATGCTCACGGCGCAGGATTACCCCAGGGCGCGAGCATGTCGCGCACGGCCGGGAGCAGCACGTAAGCGCCCATCACGTCGCCGCCTGGCACCGAGTAGGAGACGGCCGCCAGGTCGGGAACATTCTCCGACCGGATGGTTGGGTCACGGTCGGCGCCGAAGAGCATGGCCTTGATCTGCTCAATGGCCGCCGCCTCGATGGCCGCGTCGATGTTGGTGGCCAGCGAGGTGGACACCGAAAAACCGGCCTTGAAGGTCACCACGATTTTGCCGGTGCTCCACTCAATCGGCGAGTCGCTCGAGACGCGGCGAAGGCGGCCCGGCGTCGAGCCCATCAACAGGTAATCGGTGCTTACAGTCAGCGTCGTATCGGCCTCAACCACCGAATCTATGGAATACACCGGCACGCGCCACGGCAAATAAAGCTCGCTGCCACGATTAAAGATTGGCTCGGAATGCCATGTGGCGCGCAGCGTCTCGCGGGCAAAGGTGGGCTTGGCGCCGGCAGCGTCGCGAGCCAGGCGGCAGCCCGCCACGATCAGCGCCGTAGCGCGCGGGATCAGGGCAGAGATCAGCGTATCGGAATCGGTATTGGCGATCTTGAGCGCGGTCTTGACCGTGGCAAGCGTTGTCAAATTGCGGTTGGTGGCATCATCCGTCGCCGCCGCGGTCGTGTCGAGGAGGTCGGCGAATGCGCGCATGGTCGGTGCTCCCAAAGAAGGCCCGCCGCCGGGATCGCCGGCGGCGGGTGACAGTCAGGCTACCAGGCCGCCGCTTACTGCGGCGGGTTGGCAGTCGGCCCGGCCGCCGGCGTACCGAGAATGGCAACGCAAGCGATGGGCAGAGCACCGGAGTCGTTGCCGGTCGGCGTGACGGTCACGCGCACATAGCGCTTAACGCCGACATAGCCGATCTTGCGGCACTCAATGTCGTCGTCGTACTGAAAGCCCATGAGCGTCGGCGTGCCGATGAGGTCGGTGGCGGCCGGCACGGCGGTA